ACGTCCCGAACATCATCCACGAGGTCGAGGAGGGCGGCCTGACCGACGGCGAGCCGATGCAGTTCCTGTTCGGCAACCCGACGCGGCGGCGCGGCGCGTTCTACGACATCGTGTTCGGCGGGCTCGGGACGCGCTGGCAGACCTGGGTCATCGATGCGCGCACCTGTGCGTTTCCCAACAAGCAGCTCATCGCCGAGCAGTTGGAAGACTACGGCGAGGACAGCGACCGCTTCCGCGTGCGTGTGCGCGGCCTGCCGCCCAACGCCGAGGATGCGCAGTTCATCGACATGGCGCGGGTGCGCGCGGCGCAGAAGCGCGAGGTGGTGGTGCTGCCCGACGAGCCGCTGGTCGCCGGCTGCGACCTGGCGTGGGGCGGCAGCGACAGCAACGTCATCCGGTTCCGCCGCGGGCGCGATGCGCGGTCGATCGCGTCCATCCGCATCCCCGGCGAACTGACACGCGACCCGGGCGTGCTGACCAACCGGCTCGCCGACGTGCTGCGGCAGGACTTCGACGGCGAGAAGGTGCAGATGCTGTTCCTCGACAGCGCGGGGATTGCCGGCGCGGTCGGGTCGCGCTTGCGGCAGCTCGGGTTTCACAACGTCTGCGAGGTCAACTTCGGCGCGGACTCGCCCTCGCCCAAGTGTCGCTACATGCGCGACTACATGTGGAGCGAGCTGAAGGACTGGTTGCTGACCGGCGCGATCGACACCTCGCCGCGGCTCGAGGCCGACCTCATCGGCCCGGGCGTGCGCGAGGAGCTGAAGCAGCGGATCTGGCTGGAGTCGAAGAAGGAGATGAAGGCGCGCGACGTGCCCTCGCCCGATGAAGGCGACGCCCTGGCGCTGACGTTCGCGCAGCCGGTGGCGGCGCCGCGCAAGGTCGTCGTGCCGCTGCCGCTGCCGGGGGGCGCGTCGAGCTGGATGGGGGCGTAGCACCGCCTAGATTTGCCCGCGCCCCATGCGTCGTCGCATCCTGATCGCACCGATGCCGAGCCCGGCTAGCCTTAACCCGCGTGAGCTCCACCGCCGCCAGTTCCAGGCCGTCGCCGCCTCCGCGCTCGACCGGCAGGCCATGGCGATCGGCGCGACGCGCGAAGTGCTGGCGGATCTCGCCGTGCGACTCGATGCGCTCGAAGCGGTCCAGCGGCGCGGGCTGTGGGGCCGGCTGCGCTGGCTGGTGACGGGGCGATGAGCGACACCATCGCCGACCGCCTCGCCGCCGCGCGCGCGGCGCACCAGCGCTACCGGGACGCGCTCCCGCAGCGCCGGCCCGGCGACGGCAGCATCGTGCCCGGCGACCCCGCCGCCGCACGGCAGGCGTTGCAGGACGCCCTCGACGCGCGCACGGCGGCGATCGCCGACGACCCGGAACAGAACGACCCCGCGTGGCAGGCCGAGGCGGCGTCGGTCTACGACAACGCCGCCCTGCTGACGTTCTACCGCGAGCAGCTGGGGCGCGTGCACTGATGGCGTATCCCGACGCCGCGGACGACGACGCGACCGGCGCCGGCGACCAGCCCGACGTCGTGCAGGAGGCGCTCGACCGCTTCGCCCTGTGCGTCACGGCCGAGGCCGCGCAGCGCGACCGCGAGCTCGCCGCGCTCCAGTTCCAGGTCCCCGAGCTGCAGTGGCCCGACGACATCCGCCAGGCGCGCAAGGCGCAGACCGTGGGTGGGGTCGCGCTGGCCGGCCGGCCGATGCTCGCGATCCCGAAACTCGATCAGCCGATTCAGCTCGTGCTCAACCAGGAGCGCGCCGCGCATCTGGGCATCGACGTGCACCCGATCAGCCAGGACGCCGACGACGACACCGCCACCATTCTGCAGGGCCTCTATCGCGCCATCGAGGTCGACTCGCGCGCGGGGCTGGCGCGCTCGTGGGCGTTCGAGCGCCTGGTCAAGGCGGGGCGCGGCGCCTATCGCATCCTCAAGGCCTACGACGAGACCTCCGATCACCCGTCGGACCAGAAGATCGTCATCGCGCGCATCTACGAGCAGGGCGCGGTCTACTTCGATCCGTCGTCGACCGATCCTGATGGGAGTGACGCCGAGTATGCGTTCGTCGTCGAGGACGTGCCGCTGCGCCGCTACAAGCGCCTCTACCCCGAGTCCACACTGACCAGCTACACCGACGAGGACTTCGTCGCGCTGGGCAACGAGCGCCCCGGCTGGATTACCGGCGACACGGACGCGATCGCGATCCGCGTCTGCGAATACTTCTATTATAGCTACGACACGACGACGGTGACGTGGGAGGGCGGCAGCCGCAGCAAAGAGACGCGCACCGTGCACTGGTGCAAGCTCAACGCGATCGAAGAGCTCGAGCGCGAAGTCTGGGACGGGCAGTACCTCCCGATCGTGCGCCTCGCGCGCCAGCTCGTGCCCTTCGACAACGACCAGCGCAGTGTCGGCCTCATCGAGCCCAACAAGGACGCGCAGCGCCTGTTCAACTACGCCGCGAGCGCGTCGGTCGAGATGGCCGCGCTCGAGACGAAGGCCAGCCACGCGCTCGACCCGCGCCAGATCGAAGGCTACGAGGCCTGGTGGAACCAGAAGAACACGCGCAACTTCCCCTACCTGCCGTTCCGCCGGCAGATCGACGGGCAGGACCTCGGACCGCCCGTGCCGATCCAGGCCGACATGAGCAAGATGCAGATCAACGCGCTGCTCTTGTCCCAGGCGGGCGACTTCATCAACGCGGGCACGTCGACCTTTGAGCCGTCGCTGGGCGACACGACGCCCAACGTGCGCACCAAGGGCGGCACGCTCGCGCTGCAATCGCAGAGCGAGCAGGCGACCAGCCACTGGATCCAGATCCTGGCCGACACCGCCATGACGCACGAGGCGCGGATCGTGCTCGACCTGATCCCGCACGTCTACGACCGGCCGGGCCGGATCGCGCGCATCCTCGACACGGAAGACAACACCAAGCAGGTGATGCTCAATGCGCCCTTCGTGCGCCAGGGCGCGCGCCCCGTGCCGGCGCCGCTGGGCGCGCTCGGCCCGCGGCCGGTGGGCGGCCCGCCGCCCGGGCCGCCGTTGGGCGCCCCTCCGATGGGCGGTCCCACGGGCGCGCCGCCACGCCCCGGCGGCCCGTCCGCGCCCGCCGTCGAGCACTACGACCTCAAGAAGGGCCGCTACGGCGTGACGGTGTCGGTCGGCAAGGCCTACCAGTCGCTCAAGCAGGAAGGGCAGGACGCGCTCGCGCAACTGTTCCAGGCGCAGCCGCAACTGTTCTCCATCCTGGGCGACATCTGGCTGCAGTTTGCCGACTTCCCGGGCCACAAGGTCGCCAGCGAACGCGTCAAGAAGATGCTGCCGGCGCCGCTGCAGGACCAGGACGCGCAGGGTCAGGCCGCCACCCAGCAGCAGCTCGCGCAGGCGCAGGCCCAGATCCAGCAGCTGACGCAGGCGCTGCAGGCGCTCGAGCCCGAGAAGATGGCCGCGCAGGTCCAGATCGCGACCACGCAGGCGCGGGTGCAGGCCGACACGCAGCAGGCGCAGTTGAAATCGCAGGCCGACGTCGAAATTGCGCGCATGAACAACGCGACCAAGGTGCTCGTCGCGCGCATCACCGCGGCGAAGGAAGCCAGCAGCGCGAACCAGGAAGACCTCGAGGAACGGATCGCGCTGGCCGCCGACCTGGCGCACGACGCCGAGCAGCAGGGGCTCGACCGGCGGCACGAGGTGGCGATGGCCGCTCATGACGCCGCGCTCGCGCCGCCGCCCCCGCCCCCGGGCGCGGGACCAACGGGACCAGATTTGCCCGCGCCCGCGCCGGGATCGCAGACTGAGCCGCAGTAATGCCCGCCAAGTCCCAAGCGCAAGCGCGTCTCATGGCCGCCGCCGAACACGGCGCGACGTTTCCGCTGGCGCAGAGCATCCGGTCGGCGATGACCAAGAGTCAGCTGCACGACTTCGCCGCCACGCCGCGCAAGGGCCTGCCGGTGCACGTGCCGAAGACGCACACGCCGAAGGCGAGCCGCCCGGTCCTGGCGCATCCGCACAAGAACCTGGGGCCGTTCCTCCATCCGCCGAAGCGCAGCCGCTGATGGACGCCCAACCCGCCGAGCCGACCGTCGACGCGGCACAGACCACGGCGCAGACCGCCGCGGCCGCCTTCGACGCCGCCGTCACGAGCGAGTCGACCGCGCCCGAGCCGGAGGTCGATCACGTCAGCGAGGCCGCGAAGGCCGCGCGCGGCGCGAACGGCCGCTTTGCGGCGCCCGACGTCGAGACGACCGCCAAGCCGGACAAGAAAGCGCGCCACGATCCGCACGCGCGCGTCGAGCAGGCCGTCGCGAAACAACGCGAAGCCGAACGCCGCGCCGAGCAGGCCGAGCAGCGTGCGTCCGCGCTCGAGCAGGAGCGGCAGCGCCTCCACGCCCCGCCCCCGCCGCGCGCGGACGCCGCGCCCGCCGCCACCCCGAGCACCGAGAAGTTCCCGCGCTTCGACCAGTGGAGCGCCACGCACCCCGAGGCGACGCACGACGACTACCTCGACGCCCGCGACGAGTGGCGCGACGCGCGCACCGAGACGGTGCAGCGCGCGCGGCAGGACACCGCGCAGCGCACGCACGCCTTCGAGACGCGCGCCCAGACGTTCGGCCAGCGCTACGCCGAGGCCGTGCAGGCCGACGCGACGCTCAGTCAGCGCATCAACCCGCAACTGCTGACCGCGAAGCCGCTGTCGACGCTGACCACCGAGGACAAGGCGATCATCAGCGCCATTCCCGACCCGACGCAGCGCAATCAGTTCGCGTTCCTGTGCTTTCTCGCCGACCAGTGGATTGATTCCGATCACGCGGTGGCGCTGCTCGAATATGTCAGCGACCCGCGCGAATTTCAGCGCCTTGCCACGCTGCCCCCGGACCAGGTGATCCGGCAATTGGCGAGAGTCGAAGCCGGTTTCGCGGCTGCCCCTTCCGATCGCGGCCCAGTAGCGAAACCACCCGCAGCCAGTCAGGCGCATCCCCCGATCAAGCCGCTCGGGAGCGCGCCCCGATCGCCCGACGCCGACGACGGATCCGACGACGAACCGTTTGAGAAGTTTCTCACGCGGGAAAACGCGAAGGACCGCAAAGCCGGCCGTCTGGGCTAGAGCAGGGCAGCGATGAATACACTAGCGACCCCGACGTGGGTCACGAAGGAGACCTCGCGCGAGTTCTTCAACGACCTGACGTTCCTGGCGAACGTCAATCGCACGTACGACGACCAGTACATCCAGAACGGCGCGAAAGTCGGCAACACCGTCAACGCGCGCCTGCCGCAGCGCTTCCAGGCCACCGACGGCCAGGCGCTGCAACTGCAGAACATCTTCGATCAGACCGTCCCGATCACGCTGACCAACCAAAAGAACGTCGCGTTCGGCTGGTCCAGCGCGCAGGCGACGACCGAGATCGACGAAGTCCGCACGCGCTACACCAAACCCGGCGGCGAGGCGCTCGCCAACGTCGCCGAGGTGCTCGCGTTCAACGCGGTCTACCGCGACGTGTTCAACGCGGTCGGCACGCCGGGGACGACGCCCGCGGCGACGCTCACGTACCTCCAGGCCGGCACCAAGCTGACCGACCAGGCCACCCCGCTGCGCGGCCGCGTCGCTGTGCTCGATCCGCTCGCGATGCAGACGATCGCCAACGCCTCATCGACGCTGTTCAACCCGTCGGCCGTGATCGGCGAGAACTACAAGAACGGCATGTTCGGGCGCCGGCAGCTGGGCATCGATGAGTGGTATCAGGATCCGGTGCGGCCGACGCACACGACGGGCTCCTTCACCGCGTCGACCCCGATCGTGAGCGGCGCCGGGCAGACCGGCTCAGCGATCAGCACCACCGGCTGGGCGAGTAGCGCGACGACGCTGAAGAAGGGCGACATCCTGACCATCGCCGGCGTCAATACCGTCAACCCGCTGTCCTACTCGTCCGTGGGCCGGCTGCAGCAGTTCGTCGTGACCGCGGACACGAGCGACGTCACCGGCGCGATCGCCGCGCTGCCGATCGCGCCCTCGATCATCACGTCGGGCCAGCTGCAGACGGTCGATGTCTCGCCGGCGGCCAACGCCGCGATCACGGTGTGGTCGGCGAATCCGGTTGGCGGCGTCCTGGCCGCGACCGCGTCCCCGCAATCGTTTGTCTACCACCCGGACGCCTTCGCGTTCGTGATGGCGGATCTCATGAAACCGGGCGCGGGCGCCGAAGCCACGACCGTGCGGTCGAAGGCGCTCGGCTTCTCGATCCGGATGGTCGAGCAGTACCAGATCGGCACCGACCAGAACCCGTCGCGCCTCGATATTCTCATCGGCGCGGCCACCGTCCAGGCGCGGCTCGCGTGCCGCGTGGTCGGGTAAAGGAGGCATGATCATGGCACTCACCAGCACGACCCTCGCCTCGCCCGCCTCCGTCAACGACGTCAGCATCGTGGTCGCCTCGGCGGCCGGCTTCGCGCCCGGGATGCCCTTCCGCATCGACACGGAATGGGGCCAGGTCGCCAAGAGCTACGTGAGCGGCAGCCTGACGATTCCCTGCTCGCGCGGCTTCGACGGCTCGGCCACGGCCGCGCACAAGAGCGGCACGAACGTCACGGTCGGGCTCGCGTCCGACTTCCAGACCCCGCTCCCGCAGACCATGGTCACCGCGCCGCTGCAGGCGGCGTGGCCGATCTACTCCTACTCGGCCTCGGGCGCGATTCCGCCGATCGCGGGCATTCACGTGCTCAACGGCACGAGCGTGCTGGTGATGACGCTGACGAGCCCGACCAAGGACCAGGACGGCCAGATCCTGATCCTCATCGCCAACGGCAAAGCCGCGCACACGGTCACCTACACCACCGCGGTCGGCTGGGGCGGGGGCGCGGGCGCGTCCGACGTGGCGACGTTCACGGCGTCGTATCAGGTCGGCTGCATCAGCATGGCGATGAACGGCGTCTGGGTGCTGATTGGCAACGGGCTGTTCTCGGCCGGCACGCAGGTCGGCGGCGCGGCCATCGCGTAACACACGACCCTGACGGCGCGCGCCCTGGGAGGGCGTGCGCCCGTCGGGCTCCAGCAGAGGCTTCCATGAACTTCGAGGATCTCGCGCCGCATCCGCTCGACGACGACGCCCCCGGCGGGCTCGTCATCAACCCGCACTCCGCGCTCGGCAAAGAGCTGCGCAAGTGGGAACAGTTCCGCTCCGAGCTGGTGCCGCGCGGCACGAGTCCGGGCAATCCCTACGTCTACCGCCCGTACCCGAAGATGGTGTACGTCGCGCAGATCGATCCGGTGACGCTGCAGGCCGCGTGTCTGCTGCCGGTGCCCGATCCCTACAGCGTCGCCACGCCCGACGAGTATCAGCGGGCGTGCCTGCGCGTCGACTCGTTCAACCGGTCCTGCACGCGCATCGTCGCGGACGAGAGCGAGGAGCGGATCGCGAACGGCCAAGGCTGCGCGGAGACGCCGGCGCTCGCGCTCGCGCAGTATGAAGCGCGCCAGCAGGCGATCGGCAACGCGGCGGCCGAGGCGGCGTTCCAGGCGCGCGGCATGAGCGCGACCGCACAGGCCGAATTTAAAGCGGCGGGCGAGAGCACCCACCAACATGTCACCGACATCAAAGGCACCAAAAAAGGCGCGAAAGCGGTCACCGCGACCGAGGAGGGCTAGCGTGACGACGCACAAGGCGCACCCAAAGGCCCCCGAGACGGATCCCGACGCGCCGCGCGTCGCGCGGCTGGCCACGCGCGCCGGGGTCGAGCCGGTCTATCCGCGCTGGGCGCATCAGGCGGGCGGGACCGAGCTCGTCGTCTATTCGGAGGCCGAAGCGCTCGCGCTCGGCGACGACTGGAACTGGGTCCCGCCGCCGCCGCCGCCGGTGCTGACGGCGCTCGAGCCCGCCACCGTCGCGATCGGCGATCCCTCCTTCACGCTGCACGTCCACGGCACCGGGTTCCTCGACGACGCCGTGATCGTGTTTGCCGATCACGACGAGCCGACGACGGTGGTCTCGCCGACCGAGGTCACGACCGGCGTCGACATGAGCCTCTGGCTCGGGCCGGATACGGTGCCGGTGACCGCGCGCAATGCCGACGGCGTCGTGAGCAACGCGCTCGACTTCGTGTTCACCGAGGCGCCCGCGTCACGCAGCCGCCCGGGCCATGGGCACGGCAAGCACGCCGCGCATGAGGGGGATTAGGCGTGTCCAACGACTACTACAACAAAGCCGCGCCGATCACGCCCTCCGACACGGTGAACATCGCCGGCGGCCCGCCCGGCCTGCTCGTCGACGCGGTCTATAGCGGGGCCGGCGGCACGGTCGCGGCGGTCTTTCAGGACGACACCGTCGTGAGTTTCACGACGGTCGCGGGCGAAATCCTGCCGATTCGGATCAAGCGCGTCAACGCGGCCGGCACGGCGGCGACGCTGCTGGTCGCGCTCTGGGCAACGCCATGAACGCCGCGCTGAGATACGGCAAGGGCGGCAAGGTCGCCGGCGGCGGGAAGACCGTCGGCAAGGGCAAGGGGAAGTGACGTATCGCGATCTCATCCAGGGCGCGCTGCAGGACCTGCAGATCGTGGCGGCCGGCGATACGCTGAGCGCCGACGACGCGCAGCTCGGGCTGGACCGGCTCAACGACTGGATCGACGCGCTCGCGTTGGAAGGGCTCACGATGCCGCAACTGGTCGGCACGACCTGGCCGCTGCTGCCCGGCATCGAGAAATATCTCGTCGGCCCCACCGTGCTGCCCCCCGGGATCCAGATCCCGAAGCCCGTCAGCCCGCAGGCGATTGCGAACATCGGCTATTACGACACGACCCTCACGCCGACCCAGATCATCCTGCTGGGCGGCGTGATCACGGACCAGAGCATCGTCGCGCGGACGGCGGGCGCCTTCCCCTCGGCGGTCCCGCTGAGTTTCTATTACGATCCGACGCCCGGCCCGATCGGGGAACTGCACGTGTTTCCGACCCTCACGGGCACGACGCTGCGCCTCGTCCTCTATGCGCCCGGCCTCCTCGGCCAGGTCCAGCTCACGGATCTCGTCGCGCTGCCCGCCGGCTATCGGCGCTTCGTTCGATCGAATCTCACCGTGGAGCTCGCCGCCGCGTTCGAGAAACCGGTCCCGCCCGCGATCCTGCGGATTGCGACCGACTCGATGATGCGCGTGAAAACGGCCAACCTGCGGATCAGTGACTTGGGGTTCGACCCCACGATCCCCGGTGGGTCCGGTCACGGCTACGACATCCGGACGGACCAGTAGATGCCCGCCTATCCCGGCTTCATCGGCGGCTCGGCGCCCAGCCAGAGCGTGATCGCGACGAGCGAGCGCACGGTCAATTTCTACGTCGAGACGATCGGCACCGAGGGGCCGCAGCATAAGACCGCGCTCTATCCGACGCCGGGGCAACAGCCGTGGATCTCGACCGCGTCGGCCAGCGGCGCGCTCGTCGATGTGAATGCCAGCGCGGGCATTGCGGTCGAGGACCGCGCCTTTGTCGTGATCGGCGCCGGCCTGTATGAAATCTTTCCCAACGCCACGATCGTGCGACGCGGGATCGTGGCCCAGGGCGTCCCGCCCGCGCAGCTGACCTACAACGGCATCACGGGCGGGCAACTGCTCGTCGCCAGTGGCGGCAACGCCTATTGCTTTGCCCTCAGCAGCAACACCCTCACCCAGGTCCTCAACGGTGAGGCCACGCAGATCGGCATGCTCGACGAGTACTTCCTGGCGCTCAACGCGACGACCGGGAAACTCCGGCTCAGTAATCTCAACGACGGCCTGACCTGGGACCCCACGCAGTTCGCGCTGCGCAGTGCGCAGCCGGATCGCTGGGCGGCGATGCGCGTCAATCCGCCGGACATCTGGCTGCTCGGCCGCAACACCGGCGACGTCTGGTTTGATGCCGGGACGAGCCCCTTTCCGCTCGCCGCGCGGACGGGTCTCAACATCCAGTACGGCATCGTCGCGCCGGCCTCGTTCGCCTTTACGGCCGGGCAGGGCTTCTGGTTGACGCAGAGTCAGGACGGCGCCGGCCTCATCGTGCAAAGCAGCGGCTATGGCCCGCAGCCGATCAGCACGCTCGAGGTCGCGACCGCGATCGCCGGCTATCAGCGCACGGCGAGCATTCGCGATGCCGAAGCCTTCGTCTACCGCATGGCCGGCCACACGCTCTATGTGCTCCGCTTTCCCACGGCCAATGCGACCTGGCAGTACGACCTCAGCACCCAGAAGTGGACCGAGCTGGGCTCGTGGAACGCGGCGCGCGGCGACTACGACGTGTGGCGGCCGCGGTTTCATGTCTACGCGTTCGAACACCATATCGTCGGCGAAGCGCAGACCGGGACGCTCTCGCTGCTCGACGTGACCTACAGCACCGAGTCCACCGGCGACTTTGTGCGGCGGCTGCGCCGCGGCCCGGTGCTGATCCAGGACCTGCAGCGGCTCTCCCTGCGCCGCTTCGAGCTCGTGCTCGAGGCGGGCCTCGGCCTGGCGACGGGGCAGGGGAGCGACCCGCAGCTCCTGGCCCGCTTCTCGGCCGACGGAGGCCAGACGTGGGGCGTGTGGCGGTCGGGCGGCGTCGGCCGGATCGGCCAGTACCTGCGGCGCGCGGTCTTCACGCGGCTCGGGTCGCCGCGCCTGTTGGTCGCCGAGGTCGTGATGACGGATCCGATCCCGTGGCGGATCATCGATGCGCTGATTAATCACGAGAGCACGGGGGGAGCCAGTGCCGCGTGAGTATCGGGATCGATCCGATTCCGCAAGACGACCCGCTGGTCGATGCCACGCGCCACATGGGCGAGCGCTGGTATCGCTGGCTGTCGACGGTGGTCGATCAGTTGACGACGGCGATCGGGCGGGTGGCGCAGACGGCGACCGTCCTGCCGGCCGTGCACCGGCCGTCGACCAGCGCCGCGATCCTGCCCGTCACGCTGCTGACGCCGACGCGGGCGGGGCTCGTCCGCGTGAGCTGGTCCGTCCAGGTGACGGCGCCCGCGACGACGAGCAGCGCGGTGACCGTGACACTCAAGTGGACGGCGAACAGCGTGGCGCAGACCGAGGCCTTTCCGGCGATCACCGGGAACACCACGGCGACGCACGCCAGCGGCCAGGTCCTGATCTATCCGACGTCGGCGCAGCCGATCACGATCGAGACGGCGTACACGAGCGTGGGCGCCGCGGCGCTCGGCTACTCGCTCGACGCGCTCGTGGAGACGGCCCCGTCGTGATCCGCCGGCCGGCCACGCTGGCGGATGTGGACGCCATCGTCGCGATGGGCGCGCGGTTCCTCGCGCAGAGCGTCTACCGCGGGCACCTGGCCGACAATCCCGCGCAGGTGCGCGCGCTGGCGCAGCAGCTCATCGACGCGCCCCACGGCGACGTGCTGGTCGTCGACGCCGACGGCACGCTCGTCGGGATGCTCGCGCTCCTCGCCTATGCGCATCACCTGAGCGGCGAGTGGGTCGCCGGGGAAGTCGCCTTTTGGATCGACCCGGCGTATCGCGGGCTCGGGCTGCGGCTGCTGCGCGACGCCGAACGCTGGGCGCGCGCGCACGGCGCGGCGCGGCTCGAACTGATTGCGCCGACCCCCGACGTGGAAACCCTGTACACGCGGCTCGGCTATGCGCCGATCGAGCGCACCTATCAGCGGGAGATGACCGTATGCTGACGAACTTCGCCGCCGGGCTCGCCGACCTGACGCGGCGCGCCGCCGCCAGCGCCCCGCCGACCGCCTCGCGCCCGGCCGCGTCCTCGCACCTGGGCGCCGGCTGTCTGCGCGTGCATGACGACGTGCTGGCCGACTGGCACGCCTACACCGCCGCCGTGCGCGCGTTGCCGTTTCGGAGTGTGCCGGTCGGCGCGGCGCTCTTTCACGGCATCGCGCCCTGTGAGGATGCGACGCTGGCTGACTGGATCCGCGCGCACTATCCGCACGCGGTGCCGACGCTGAGCTTCTATCGCCAGAGTCCGGCGGGGCAGGTCGAGCCGAACTTCATTCACACCGATCGCGACATGGGCGACTGGACCGGGATTTTCTACCTCACCGTCGATCCGCCGCCCGACGACGGCACGACGTTCTGGCGCCATCGCGAGACCGGGGCCACCGCCAGCACGGCGACGACCGAGGCGGACTTTCTCGCCGAGTGGCCGACCTGGCGCGATGCCGACACCTGGGAGCCGTGGCACACCGTCGACGCCGCGCCGAACCGGCTGGTGCTGTTTCCCGCGCCGCTCTTTCATTCGCGCGCCATCGTCGACAACTACGGCACGGCGGGCCGCGATGCGCGGTTGATTCAAGTCGTGTTCGGGACGGGCACCTTGGAGGACGAACGATGAGCGTCGCCACATCCACCGCGATCGCGCTGGGCACGGCGGCCGCAGGGGCCACCGCCGGGATCTATGGCGCCAACAAATCCGCGGGCGCCGCGAAGGAGGCCGCCACGGATCAGACCTCGGCCGCCAACTACGCGGCCGACGCGCAGGCGAAGTCCAACGCGGCCGCGCTCGACTTCCAGAAGCAGCAGGCGGCCGCCGACCAGGCGAAGTACGAGGCCAGCCAGCGCGCCAACTACGCGCAGTACCTGACGCACTACAACGCGGTGAAGGGGCTGGGCGGGCAGCTGGGCGTCGACCTGCCCGACGCGCCGAGCTATGACGCGGCGCTGGGCAGCAACGGCGCGCCTGGTGCGACGGCGCCGGCCGCGACGGCGCCGGGGACGAGCGCGCCGGGGCCCGCGGCTCCGGGCCTGACGCCGCCCGCGGGCGGCCCGGTCCTCGCGGGCGCGACGACGAGTCAGAGCTACACCGGCGCGCCGACCGACCGTGCGGCGATCAAGGCGTGGGTCAGCGGCCTCGCGTCCTTGCCCGGCGCGGACCCGTCGCTCAGCAAGGATCCCGACTACTGGGTCGGGCGCATCGTCGACACCGGCGGGCTCACCGGCGCCAACAGCGACTACTGGACGAAGGCGGCGACCGGGCCGACGGCATTCTTCGCCAATCCGGGGCGCGAAGGCGGGATGGCGGGGGCCGTGAGCGGCGTGCTGCCGAGCGCCATTAACAGCTATCTGTCGAGCGGCGGGACGCTGCAGGCGCCCGCGTTGCAGCGGCCGGCGCCGTTCCGGCTGGGAGGTGCGTCATGAGTGCGCCGGGCGCGCCCTCGTTCGATCGCGTCAATCAGGACTATCAGACCTATCTCGGTCGGCCCCTGACGCAGGGCGAATACGATCAGTACTGGGCCAACAAGACCGATTACACGTCCAACAACGTCGCGGGCACGCCCGAAGCGATCGCGTACAACCAACAGCAGGGCAACCCCGGTCCCATTCCGACGAACCCCGATGGGTCACAGGTCGGCACGGGGAGATCGCCGAGCGACCCGCCCCCGGGCTATCACTGGGATGAGCGGCTGTACATGTTCCAGCCGAACGCGCCCGCGGCAGCGGCGCCTCCCGTCACCGGCGGCGGCGGCGGCGGCGGCGGCGTAGGTGGCGGGGCGACCGCGCCGTCCCCGGGCGCCACGCCGCCGCCCGCCGCGACGCCGCCCCAGGTCGGGCCGCCGTCGGGCGCCAATCCCGGCGCGCCCACCCCGAATCTGCCCAGCTATACGCCGCCGCCCGCGTTCAGCTACGACGCCTACACGGCGGCGACGCCGTTCTCGTATAGCGACTTTGTCGCCCCCGATCCGGGCGACCTCGCCAACGACCCCTGGACGCAGTACACGCTGAAGTCGCAGCAGGACGCGATCAATAAGTCTGCGGCGGCCAAGGGCGTCCTCAACACCGGCGGCACGATCAACGACCTCCTCCAGAATGCGCAGGCGATCGATTCGCAGGGCTATCAGAACCTCTGGAACAACAAGCTGCAGACCTACAGCACGAACCGCGGGAACGCCTTCGATACCTACAACACCAACGAGGGGAATCGCTTTCAGGACTACGCGACCAACCGGCAGAACGCCGTCGACACCTACAACACCAACTACCAGACGCAGTACAAAGATCCCTTCAACTACAAGTATCAGGCGGCGCAGGACACCTACAACGCCGCCGCGCACAACTTCGACCAGGGCCAGTACTACTCGCAGCACAACATCGATCAGAACAAGACGTACGACTGGAACAACGTCCTGTTCGGCTACCAGCAGCAACAGGACCAGTGGGCCAATAAGTTCAAGCTGCTCGGGTTGGTGTGATGGCCTTCACGTTTCAACCGTATACGTCGCCCCTGACCGCGTCGATCGCCGATCGCCTCGCGCAGCAGGGCGCCATCGAGGCGCAGCGTGCGTATGCGACCGGGAACGCGGCGGCCAACGCCGCGCTGCAGAGCGGGAACGCGTGGAGCGGTGCGATCCAGGGCGTGGGGCAGGCGATCGGCGCGCTGCCGGGGCAGATCGCGGCCGGGCAGGCGGCCGAGCAGAACCGCGCGATCCGCGCGCAGCAGCTGCAGAGCGGCGCGCTGCAACTCGGGCAGGCGCAGCGCACGGAGCAGCGCGCCTCGTTGCTCGATCAGTACCGATCGCGCGTGGGGGAGCTCGCCAACAACCCCGCGAATTTCAACGAGGATGGCACGCTCAATCTCGACGGGCTGGCCGGGCAGATGGCCACGTTGCCGGGCGGCGCGGCGGGGCCGGCGCCGCCGGTCGATCGGGAACTGCTCGCCAGCGTGGTGCATCCGATCAACCAGGACATCACCGACGCGCGCACGGCCAAACTGGCCTGGGAAGAAAAGCAGACCAACGCGCTCGCCCGCATTGCGGGCACGGCCTACACGCTCGGATCGAAGGACGGGAATTTTGTCGGGCACGCGCAGCTCGGCCTCGCGGCCGCGCTCAGGGGCGGGCTGATCAATCAGGACCAGGCGAATCAGTTCCTGGTGCCGATGGTCGAGCACCCCGAGGCGGTGCCGGGCCAGCTGCAGTCGATCGCCGCGCGCTCCACGGCGGCGCCGATCAAGCTGGGGAAGGACGACACGCTGGTCAGCGCAGTGATGCCGGGGCAGGTGCTCGCGAAAGGGGCCGAGGGGCCGCCGACCGAAGCCGAGCTCGCGCTCAAGGCCGCCGGGGGCGATCCGAACGCGACGAGGGCGATGGCGCTGCTCAAGCCGCCGCCGGCCCCGCGCCCGCTCAACGAGCAACTCCTCGAGGCGATTGCCAACGGGGACACGACCAAGGCGAGCCAGATCACGCAAACGCTGAAAACGGCCGCCGCGGCGGGCCGCGATCCAGACGCGGCCGCGATGGCGCGCGAGCTCGGGGGACTGCGGGCCGACGAAGCGCGCGCCCGCCTGGCCGCGCTCGCGACCACAGCCGCGGCCAAAGCGGAAGGCAAGCCCTTGCCCGCGACGGAAGCGGACAAGATTTCCGAGATCGACAAGGGCCTGGCGGCCGTCCGCGATTTGCGGGAATCCCTCAGCACGGGTGCGACGGGGGGCGTGGCACGCGCCAAAGCGACGCTCGTGCCCAATGCGCTGGCGAATCTGGTCCCGGGCGCCGCCGAAGCGAAAGCCACGCAGGCCGACATCGTGCGGGCGCAACAAGTGGTGGGCCGGATCATCCACGGGGGCGTGCTGCGGGCGAACGATCAGGCGGCGGCCGGCAAGTACATGCCGCAACTCGATGATGCGCCCTCCGTGATTCAATCGAAACTGGATGCCGTGGAACAAATGGCCACGGAGGGACGCGCGACCCATCTGGGCAACCTGGGGAAGAGCGGCTATAACGTGAGTCAGTTCGCCACTGCCGACACGGCGGCCCCGCCGCCGAAGCCGCCGCCACACGCCACACTGGCTCCCGGCCGTACGCAGCGCGTGGTCCAGAACGGCGTCACCTATGACGTGGTCACCGATGCGCAGGGGCGCCTGGTCAGCAGTCAGGTGGTGCGGTAGTGCCGCAGGCCGCCGCCTTCGATCCGTCGCAACCGTTCACGCCGGTCGCCGCCTTCGATCCGTCGAAGCCGTTCACGCCGGCCGACGAGCCGACGCCGGATTTTCGCGCGACGAATGAACCGCCGTCGGCGTGGTTGAAGGCGACCGCCTACGGCAAGGACGCCGCGAGCCTCGCGCTGGATGCGCTGCCGGGCGCGGGGGCGGTCATCGGGGGCGTGCTGGCGACGCCCGAGACGCTCGGCGGCGGCACGCTCGCGGGCGCGGCACTCGGCGCCGGGGCGGGCAAGGGCGCGCGGGATTTCCTCAAAGCCGCCTTCGGGTTTGAACGGCCGACCACGGCGCTTGACGAAGCCGGCCGCATCGCGCGCGATACCGCGGAAACGTATGTGGTGGGCAAGATCCTGCCCGCGCTCTGGGAGGGGATCAAAAATCCGAAGGCGACGGTCGGCGATGTCTACGGCGAGATGGCCAATTTGTATAAAGGCCTGCCGAAGGCGGTCAAGGCGTTCCTGCCCGACATCGAAGCCTACCGCGCCAGTCTGCCGGCGCCGGTGGCGAAGGCGCCCGCCGCGATTCTTCAGCGGCCGGCGTGGCAGGGCTGGGACGTGCCCGAACATCTCGACCGCTCGGTGCCGATCCCGCCGTCTGCGCTGACGCAGGAGCAGATCGCCGAGCGCGTGTTCGGGGGCCAGGGCACGCCGTCCCCGGCGGTCGAGAAGCCGCCGCTCGGCCGCGTCAGAGGCGTGATCGACGCGCTGCCGCCCGACGTGGCGCCCGTTCGACCAGCCGCAGCTGCTCTCGACGTTCCAGCGCCTCCAGTCGCGACAGGTGATCCAGCAGTTGCTCCACCATCGCCGCCGGGATCAGCAGGTCCGGCCCCGCCGGTGACGAACACGCTGCCGGATCAGCGGGCGCTGAACGAGGCGGCGCTGGCGGCACGACGCGCGGCCTATCAGGCGCGGGTACAAGCCGCGGCCGAGGCCGACGCGGCCGCGCAGTCGCCGGCGCCGGCGCGGATAAAACTGACGGCGCCGGAGTCGAAAGAATATCTGCGGCTGCGGCAGGGGGGGATGACGGACCCGCAAGCGGTCGAGGCGCTGCAGGCGGCGCGCGCGTTTCAGGCGCGCTTCGGGACGCCCACGCCCACGGTCGCCGAGACCACGTTTCCGAAACGATGACGCCGACGCCGAGCCCGATCAGGAACCACATGCTGCACTCACTTTCGCGCCGAGGGGAGAACTAGATGGCCGTCGGCACGATCATGCCGCTGCCGCGGTTTACCGGGTTCGACGCCAACGGCAACCCCGTCCCCAATGGGCAGCTCTGGACCTATGTCGCCGGGACCTCGACGCCCGCCACGACCTACACCGACGTCGGGCTGACGATCCCGCACGCGAACCCGATCCGCCTCAACAGCGCCGGCCGGCCCGCCTCGGGCGGCAGCGAGCTCGGCGTCTACCTGACGCCGGGCTCCAGCTACAAGTTCGTGTTGCAGGACGCCAACGGCGCCACCCTCTGGACGCAGGACAACGTCGCCGCGGTGCCGACCTCGTCGCTGTCGGTCGATGTCGTCGGGTCGGCGGGTGAAAACCTCATGGCCTATAGCGCCGTGTTCCTGTCGGACGGGACCGGCGGCCGGACGGCCGGATCGTGGTACCTCACCGACTCGGACGCCGCGGCCACATCCACGCAGCCGCGCCAGGTCGGCGTGACGATCGCCAATATCGCCGCCGGCACCCAGGGCGTGGTGCGCCTCGAGGGGGCGCTCATCATCCCCGGCGCCGGGTTCACGCCGGGCGCGACCTACTACGTGCACAGCGTCGCGGGCCAGCTCAGCGCCTCGGTCGCGCAGACCTTCCTGCGGGCCGTGGGCGTCGCGCAGGACGTGCAAACGATTATCCTCGGCGTGGGCGCGGGCGCGGCCGCGGCGGGCGGCATCACCTTTTCGAGCCCCCTGACCGGCCTGCAGCACAATCTCGCCATTCCCGCCGGCTGTGCGGTGCTCTATGTGACCACGCCGCTGCAACTGACCGGGATCGCGGCGGGCGTCCCCGGCCAGTCGTTGACGATCATCAACACGGGCGGGTCGGGGCAGGTGGACTTCCTGCATCTCAATGGCGGATCGAGCGCCGGCAACCGGCTGAGCAACATCGCGCAGTCCGCGCCCACCTCGCTCGGCGTGACCGGGAGCGCGCACTATCTCTACGATGGGGCGCTGGGCTTCTGGCGGCTGCAGCAGCACGAACAGGGGGCCTGGCTCGATACGCCGTATAGCGCCAGCAATTACAGCGGCAGCGGCAGCATGACGTGGGCCGTCTCGGCGGGGCAACAGACCTTCAACCGCTATGTCCTCAACGGCCGCACCCTCCAGTGGCTGGTCTACATCGAAGGCGCGACGCTCGCCGGCACCGCCAGCACGCAGCTCTATGTCCGGCTGCCGGGGGCGTTTGTGGGGGCCGCCAAACGGGGCGTGGTGGCGACGGCGCAATGCTTCGACGGGACCACGCGTAAGGCCTGGGTGCGCATTCATACCGACACGATCAACGCGGCCATCGAACAGGATCCGGCCGGCCCGTTTGCGCTGAACACCAACACCACCTACATCGAATTTCTGCTCACTGTGGAGATCAACTAAATGCCTGTCGGCCTGCCCGTCACCAAAGCCGAGATTGACAGCCGCGCCGGCGACATCGCGCGCGCGTTTCAGCGCGCGTTCGATGACGTCGCGGTGATGAAAACCTATCTGGACGCGACGGTCGAGGCCGACCTGGTCGCGCTCGGGTACACCAGCGACGAGGTCGCGACGCTCAAGACGGCGTGGGGCGATCTGACCGCGCTCGCGACGATCTGGATCGGCGCGGCGGCGCTGCCGGCGGCGAAGGATTTTCGCGTCTTCGTGCGGCGGCTCTGGGGCGTCGGCGCGTTCTAGCGGGCGCGCGCTCACGGGGTCACGCCGCGCCCCGCTCACGCACGGCCGCCGCGATGTCGCGCACGGCGGCCTCGAGCGGGTGCGACGTCGCCCCCGGCTTGGGCCACAGTTTGTCGCGGATGTTCAGCAGCGCCAGGGTGAGCGCCGCGGCGCCCATGAGCACCCCGAAGATCGTGCCTATCGCTGCAGCCACAGATACACCGACATGCCGAGGAGTGTGATGGCCGCGAGGAGCTGCAGCAGGAGTGCCGGCCAGCTCTGGGTGAATGGTTCGTGTCGTTCAGGATTCATCATTCATTCTCTTTGCCGCCCGCGTCCTCGCCCTTGACGCCTTCATCCATCATCCGGTTCAGGAGCCGCAGCGCCGCCCGGTTCGCCTCGATCGCGCTCACCAGGATCGCATCGTGCGCGGCCCCGGCCGTGCGGACGGCGGCCAGGAGCGCGTCGTGACTGTCCAGAATGTGATGGATCTCGATGCGGATCTGGTGCTCGTTCATCGGGCCTTCTTCTACTCGTCGGGGCTGACGCCTTCATCCATCATGCGATTGAGCAGCGTCAACGCCGCCCGATTCGCGGTGATCGCGCTGACGAGCGCGTCATCGTGCGACGTGAAGGCCGTCTGCATCGCCTGATGCGCGCGCCGGATCGCGGCGAGGACCTCGTCGTGGGCGTCGAGAATCTGGTGGATCTGGATCCGAATATCGTGTTCTTTCATCGAGCCTTCTTCTTCCGGCGTGCGGCGAGCGTGCGCATGCTCTCGAGCACGAGTTGATCCGGCCGTCGTAAGCCTTGCTCCCATGTTTCGACCGTGCGACCAGTGCGGCGCCAGCGTGCGCCAAACGTGGCGCGGTCCTCCTCCAGCAGTGTACGGAGCGCCCGCACCTCGTCGGCAATCGTCATAGCCGACACGGTACTACATTGCTGTATGTGCCGTCAACCAGTGCAAGGAAGGCATCTGTAGCAGGAGGGCTTGACACGACTACAGCAATGCTGTAGTCTACTCAAGTCAGTAAGCGGCGCCGCCCGGTGCTACCAACACCGACCGGCGCCTAACCCGTAACCGAGGCTAGTCGGCTCGCGGGCTCCCGCCAGTGTAAACGGGGAGCCGCCGCCGCACCAAAGGCAGGCCCCCGATGGCACGCTCCGCACGTTCGACCCGTTCGATTCCCGCCGCCGCCTGGTTCTACTCGCAGTCCTTCCATTCGTCCCCCGTCCCCGCGCCCGTCCAGCCGGCGCCCGTCGCCGCGCTCGAGGGGCTCGAGGGGCTCGAGACGATCGACCCGCGCGAACTGATGATGGACGCGCTCGAGGACGAGCGCCTCATCGCGGACCGCGATCTCGAGCGCGAGCTCGATTACCGCGCCGACCGTGAAGGCGACGCCTGCGGCTCGTTCTGCGGCTACTGCGGGCGGTGCAGCTAATGGCTGCCGCGACCGCGCCGCTCACCCTGACCCCGACCGAGCTCGCCGCCGTCGTGCGGCGGCTCGGCCGCGGGCAGTCGCTCGTCACTTGCCTGCGCCTCATCGAGCTGCAGCGCGCTGTGTTTACCGAGGCCCGCGTCGAGGAGACGCGGCGCCCCCTCACCGCGACCCAGGACCGCTAATCATGCCCAACATCAACGACGTCTTTCCGTCGACCTTTCTCAAAGCCTACGACCTGAAGGGCAAGACCCCGACCGTGACGATCGACCGCGTCGAGTTTCAACAGGTGCGCGGCGGCCGCACCGGCAGTGTCGAGACGAAACCGATCGTCTACTTCACCGGCAAAGGCAAGGGCCTGCTGCTCAACAAGACCAACGCGCGCGCCATCCTCGCGATCGCCGGCAGCGCGATCACCGAAGACTGGAAAGGCGTCGCGATCACGCTCTACGCGACCGTCGACACCTTCGGCCAGCAGAAGCACGACGTCATCCGGATCAAGGCGCCGGCCGCGGCGGCGGCGCCGACGCCCGCGCGCCGGCCGGCGGCCGTCGCCCCGGCGATCCTGACCGACGAGCTCGAGATCGACCTGGCGGACGGGAGGGCTTACTAATGGCCGCCCAGGTGACGCAGGTCAACGGCCCGGACGGCCGGTTCTACAACGTCGACGGCGAGCTCTACCCGTCGGTGACGCACATCCTCGGCGCAGTAAATAAGCCGGCACTTATTCCTTGGGCGGCTAAGCAGGAACGCGAGGCTGTCAGCGAGGCGGCCACCGCGCTCTACGGCGAGCTCAGCGCAGGAGGGCAGCCGTATCCGGCCTCGTGGTTCGCGGCCGCGCTGGCCGCCAAGCTGGGCACCGTCAAGGCCCACCAGCGCACGCTCGCCAAGGCCGGCGACATCGGCACCGAGGCCCACCAGGCGATCGAGTGGCTGCTGCGGACCGCGCTCGGCGCCGAGGCCGGCCCGAAGCCGGTCATCAGCGCGCCGGCGATGATCGCCGTCCAGGCGTTCAAGGCGTGGGCGGTGTCGGTGTCGCTCAAGCCGATCCTCATCGAACGGATCGTCTATTCGAAACAGCACCGCTATGCCGGGACGCTGGACCTGCTGGCGCGCGTCGACGGCGTCCTGACCACGATCGACTTCAAGACCGGCAAGGCGGTCTATGCCGAGGCGCATCTGCAGGCCGCGGCCTACACCGCCGCGCTCGAGGAGATGGGCTACCGGGAACCGGCGCAGGCGCTGATCGTCCGGCTCCCCAAGGTCGCCGGCGATCCGCCCGTTGAGGTCGTCCCGGTGGCCGACCCGGCGGCGCTGCTCCCGGTGTTCCTCGCGACGCGGCAGCTCTGGGCCTGGCAGTACGCCAACGAGCAAGCCTTCAAGGCGCGCACGCGGAAGCGACCGGTGAAGGCCGTGGTCGTGCCGATGCCGATCGCGGTGGCGCGATGACGGTGCCGGAGGGCGATCCCACCTGTTGGCGCCACGGCACGCCGCTGCACGTCGACGCCGTGCGCGGCTGGGTTTGCCCCGCCTGCGACGCCGCGATCACCCGTTGGGGCGCCCGCTGGCGCCGCCGGGTCTGGGCGCGGGTCGCCCGCGCCTGGCGGGGAGGCCCGCCGGCGGAGCGCTGAGGCCATCACTCTGGCTGGGCGTATACTGGGCATCACCTTCCAGATGGCTGACGTGGACAAGGACATTGCAGTGTACGACGCGCTTCAGGGGCAGCTCGAGGCGAACCACATGAGCAAGTGGGTGCTCATTCGCGACGAGGCGCTCATTGGGGTCTACGAGAGTCTAGAGACGGCGGCTGCCGACGCGGTCAAGAAATTCGGGCGTGGCCCATATCTCATTCGCCAGGTCGGCGCACCGCCGATCACGCTGCCGGCGTCGGTCGTCTATTTTCCGATGACGCATGGCTGAGGTCTCGTGTGGCTTCAAGGACGTGGCGGGCGGCGCGAGCGGTGCGGACTTGCTCACGTTCTATGGACCGACGATTGCGGTCGACATCGGCTTCGACCCTGACTGGGATCCTGCGAAGAGCGGCGTGCCACTTGCGGGCATGACCGGCATCGCGGCACTGGTCGATACGGGCGCGACGGAGTGCTGTATCGACAGCGTGCTCGCCACGCAGTTGAACTTGCCGGTGGTGGACAAGCGCACGATGGCCGGCGCGCACGGCGCGCAGGATGTGAACGTCCATTTGGCGCAGGTGCATGTCCCTGGGTTACACCACGTCATGTGGGGGCAATTTTGCGCGGTGCACCTCACCGCGGGCGGGAGCGCCCACAAGGCGCTCATCGGACGATCCTTCCTGAGTTCGTTCCAACTGGTCTATAACGGCAAGACCGGCGCGGTCAGCATCAAGTCCGAGTAACACCGCCCCGGCACTTTTGTCTCGAGCTGCCGCCGGACGATACCGTAAACACCCTGACCCGCCGCCTCCTCCTGCTCGGCCTCGCGACGCTCGCCGCCAGCTGCGCGAACCTGCACCATGTCGATGCGGGTCTCGACTACGTGCGGGCCCTGGTGCGGACGATGGACTGCCGCGACGGCGCGCCCGCGCGCGTGCTCGTCGACCCGCGCTGTGTGGATGGGATCTGCGGCGTGACCTGTGCGCCGGATCGTTGGCGGCCGCCCCCACCGTGAGAGGGCTGATAGAGTTCGGCGGATCGACGGCGTGCTGGGACGGGGCATCGCGGCAATTCAGCCGTGGTTCCGTATAGCGCGCGCCGTCGGTCCGTCGCCGGCACTCCGGAGGACCCGATGGGACTACTCGAAGCGTTGATCGTGCTGCTGCTCGTCGGCTGGCTGCTCGGCGTGTTCATCGTGCCGGTCGGCGGGTCGCTGATTCATCTCCTGCTGGTCGTCGTGCTCGTGCTGATCGTCGTGCGGCTGCTGCAGGGGCGGGACGTGTTCTGACCGCTGGCGCTCCCGACTCACTCCCGACCAGCCAGCTTCAGCGAGAAAACGTTAGCAAAAACGCGCTGCAGGAGTGCCTTCGCAACGCAGAGGTCAGGAGTTCGATCCTCCTGCGGTCCACCATTTTAAATCAATAGAAACGGGCCTAAATCGACGATTTCGAGGATCGTTGGTCAGGCCCGCTCTGTCCAGAAAACGTGCCAAAACACCCCTTTTCACTTGATTCCACTCCCAGCCCACTCACGGTTTTTTCGGCGCGTCTGGCCTCACGACGCTGTACGAGCAGGGCGATCGCGCGCGCGAGCAGCACATCCGTCTCGTCTTCGGCGTGCTCCAGCATCCGCACAAAGTAACGCGTCTGGGCCGCGCGCCGGGCGGTGGCGCGTTCCGCTGAACGACTTAAATGTCTGCAACTACATACACTGCCTGACACGTCACACATCAGGTATGTCGTACAGTGCAGAAAATGTTTGTCAATACACTCATTGCTTGACAGTCTGACCATACCTGCATAGCATACGCGATTGTCATGACTGACAAGACATTCATTGAGCAGTTGGCGACGTATCGCCTGGAGCGCGATCTCACGTTCGAGCAACTCTCGGCAGAGATGGGGAAGGCGGGGTACGCGATTCGGGCTCGGTCGCTGCACCTGATGTTGACCCATCGTCTGCGGACCGAACCGCACGACCGCACGCTCTACAAGGTGCGGCGGTTTCTCGAGCACGTCAGACCGACGAAACGGCGGGCCCGCTCAGAAGGGAGCGCGGCATGAGGGCGGAACCGCGGATCATCGAGACGCCGTACCTCAACACGCGCGAGGCGATGGCGTACCTGCGCCTCACCTCGCCCTCGTCGCTCTACTACCTCATCAACGAGCAGCGGCTCCCCCATCTGCGCCGCGGCGGCCGGCTCCTGTTCGACAAGCGCGAGCTCGACGCGTGGTTGCGCGGGACCGACGCGATCAGCCTCGCGCGGGTGCGACGCGCATGAACGGGGGCCGCTGATGCCGACCAGCTCGCAGTACCTCTGTGGCTGTGGCCGGTTCCTGCGCGTCAAGCAGAACAGCGTCACCGTCGAAGAGCTGCTCGAGGACGGATCGCCGTACAAGCTCTGGGACGCGGATCTGCTCGAATGCGTCGAGTGCGGCGTCGAGCTGATCGCGGGGTTCGGCCGGGCGCCGATCGCGGAGCACTGGCAGCCGACCTACGCCGAGACGCGCGCCCGCCTGGCGCCGATCTATCCGGGCCGCTGCCGGCCGGCAGCGGAGGTCGTGATCCCATGATCCTCGTCCTGACGGTCGCCGTGGTCGTCGCGGTGATCCTCGTCGGCGGCACGGCCTGGCTGATGGTGCAGGACCAGCGGGCCGACGACCGGGTGTCGACCGCCTGGCGCGACGAACACGCGCGGGACCGGAGGCACGATGGCTGAGATCCACACGGGAGGCGGCATGCTGCGGACGTATCTGAATTCGCCCCAACTGAAAGCGGATTTCCTCGCCGCGATCACGCAACACGAACAGCAGGACGCCCTCATCAAAGGCACCTACGGCCGGATGAACGGGACGTTCAAGGGCTGCGCGATCGGGTGCTCGTTGCATTCGTTGAACATCATCGGCGGCAAGGCCGCGGCGAAGAAACCGACCGGCGATCACGCGCGGTACGAGAAGGAGCTCGGCCTCCCGATCTGGTTCGCGTATCTCGAGGACCAGATCTTCGAAAACCTCCCGATGGAGCAGGCGACGACTTGGCCGCGGCGACTCGCCGAGGCGATCCCCGTCGGCGCCGTCGTCGACGACATCGTGCTTGCGAAGATCCTGCGCTGGGTGCTCGCGGACGCGGACTTCGGCGTGCGCTGTACGACGGACGACGAAGAGATTCGCGGCTACATCGATGTCGTCGTCGCGATGTTCGATGCAGAGATCGCCACCGGCGGGCATGCGACCGCCGAGCAACGCGAGGCGGCCGCCAGGGACGCCAGGGCCGCCAGGGACGCCTGGGACGCCTGGGCCGCCTGGGCCGCCAGGGCCGCCTGGGCCGCCTGGGACGCCTGGGCCGCCTGGGACGCCTGGGCCGCCTGGGACGCCTGGGACGCCCTACATCCCGAAGGGAAAAAGGCGGACGCCTTCTTCCCCTCGCTCTCGGAGTTCGTGCTGTCTCTGGTCAGGGCCTTACCGGGAGCAACGTCATGAGCGCGGGGGACGCCGCTCGACCCGACGCCCGACCCGACGACGACCGCCCCCGCTGCCCGCTGTGCGGCGAAGACACGTTGATTGACGTCGACCCTGCGGGTCGGCGGTATTTCTGTTTCGTGTGCGCGCACACCTGGCGGAGGCACGATGGCTGACGAGACGACCCCCGACACCACGACGAACGCGGCCCTTGCGCCTGCGCCGCCGGCCGCGAAGACCCCGGTGCGCATCGGTGTCTCGCCCACCTCCCTCGACGAAGGCTGGCGCCTCGCGACGATGATGGCGAAGTCGGAGCTCGTGCCGAAAGCGTTTCGCAACCACCCCGAGGACGTGCTCGTCGCGATTCAGCTCGGCACCGAGATCGGGCTCGCGCCGATGCAGGCCTTACAAAGTATCGCCGTGATCAACGGGCGGCCGTCGATCTGGGGTGACGGGTTCCTCGCACTGATCATGGCGTCGCCGCTCTACCGCGACCATGACGAGTACTACGAGGTCGACGGCCAGCGCGTCGACGGCCTCAATGCTGACGCGCTGAAGCAGGACACGACCACGGCGGTGTGCACGTTCTACCGGCGCGGGAAGGCCGAACCGGTGACGCGGCGGTTCACGGTCGCACAGGCGAAGAAGGCGCAGCTCCTCGGCAAGGACGGCCCGTGGCAGACGTATCCCGACCGCATGCTGCTGATGCGGGCGCGGTCGTGGGCCGGCCGGGACTGTTTCCCTGATCTGCTCCGCGGCATCCGCACTGCCGAGGAGGCGCTCGACGAGAGCACGGCCACGACCCGCGTGCGGCAGGTCACGCGGATCTCGGAGACGGCCGGCAGCCGTGCCTCGGCGCCCGAGGCCGAGGCCGAGCACGTCGACGAGACGACCGGCGAAGTGCTGCCGCTCACCGATGATCCGTCGATGTCACCTGAGCGCGTCGAGCAACGTCGTCGTCGCGGCGTACCAGATCCCCCGGCTCCGATCACCGCGGCCGATATTCCCTTCGGTGGCCGATGAACTCCCAGCCGGCGCCGACCGAGGCCGTGCGGATCGTCTCACGCTTCCATGCCGTGGCGCGCTGCAGTTCGTGCGAGTGGACCGCGGAGATGACCGGTGACGAGGAACTGGAGGTCGCGAGGTTCCTCCGTGCCTTGCTCCTCGAACATGTCCATCGGATGCACCATCAATGATCACCTATTCGCATTACGTCGTGTGGGATGCACCAGGCGGGCGGCTGGTCCGCGCGCTCTGCGGCCTCCTGATCCGCCGCCGGGAACACGTCAATGCGCCGACGTGTCCGGTGTGCGCGAAGCTCCTCGCCGCGCGCGAGGCCGAGGTCGGCCCATGAGCTTTGCGCGACTGCGGCTGAACTGCCCGCACTGCGGCGACGACATTGCGATTGATGTCGGCGTGGAGCTTCAGACCGCTCGGAAGTGGGAGCCGGATCGGGAGGCGGACGATTGGCGCCTCTCGCGCACGCCTGAGCAGATCGCGGTGGTGGAACACGCGAGGAGCAGCGGCGTCCTTGAGGCGTTCACGGTGGCTGTGCATGCACGTCAGGCCGCCAACGGACAGCCCAAGAGCATGGAATCGTTCCTCCTGACGTTTCTTTCGTCGATGCGTCAGAACCGCGTGCCGCATTTCGTGTTGAAGCACTACATCCGGGAGTTTGGACACGGAACGATCTCGATCTGGAGCGCGCAGGGAGTCTTAGCCGTGGTCGCAGATGGACGATTGCGCGCCTTTGTGCCGCTCGAGGTGGTGCGGGGCCAATCTATCGTCTCCGTCTCCGGACTCAACAAGAGTCGCATCGGTGGCGACGAGGACTCCTTTCAGGCCTGGGTGAAAACCCGCAATGGGTATGTTCCCGCTGGGGCTCGCGTGTTCCTCGACGAGATGCGCGGTAAATCGTTCGGTGAATTTGCAAAGCCGAGTCTATGAGCCTAGCCTTCTTCGCGCCCGATCACACCTACGAGCTCGACGGCGTCCGCGTGCCCTCCGTCACGGGCGTCCTGCACCGCGCCGGCCTGATCAATTTCGACCACGTGCCGCCGTCGATCCTCGCCGCGGCGCTCGAGCGCGGGCGCGTCGTCCACCAGGCGATCCACTTCTGGAACGAGCGTGACCTCGACGTCGCCGCCTTCGATCGCCAGTTCCCCGAGTGCGCGCCGTACCTGCACGGCTGGATCACGTTCACCGAGCAGCGCCGGTTCGTGCCGGTGCTCAACGAGCGGCGCGTGGCCTCGCGTCGGCACCAGGTCGCCGGCTCGCTCGACTGCCTCGGCACGCTCGACGGCACCGCCGTGTTGATCGACTTCAAGACGGGCCGCCCGCAGGACGTTGCCGCCGATCTGCAGACCGCGGCCTATCACGCCCTGGCGGCCGAGTGGGCCGAGGAGGACGACGCCCTCGCGCGGTTCTTCGCGGACCATCCCGTCGTGCGGCGGTTCGCGGTGCAGCTGCGCAAGGACGCGACGTTTCGCATCGAGGCCTACGCCGACCCGCGGGACTTTCGGGACTTTCTCACGCTGGTCGCGGCGCAGCAGATCGTCACGCGCCGCGGGCGCACCGAGGTGGCCGCATGAAGGCCGCCGTCCTCGACTTCAATCAGCCGGACAGCGCGCGTGGCGTCGGTGGCGAGCTCGCGGCCGATACGACTGCGCTCGTCACCCGCGTCGGCGTCGTGCATGTCAGTGACCGCGCCTCCCTCGAGCAGGCCGTGCTCGACCGCCAGGCGATCGGCGAGTCCGTCAAGCGCGTGCAGGCGTTCTTCGAGCCGTTCAAGTCGAGCGCCTACAAGCTGCACCGGATGCTGTGCGACCGCGAGAACGAGATCCTCGGGCCGCTGCTGCGGCTCGACCAGGCCATGAAGGCCGGCATCTCGACGTTCAAAGCCGCAGAGGATCGCGCGCGGCAACAGCGTGAACGCGAGGAGAGCGAGCGACGGCGCCGCGAGGACGAGGACCGCGCCGCACTCGAAGCCGCGGCGCTCGAGGTCGCCGGCGATCACGCCCTGGCCGCGGCCGTCGTCGCCGAGGCGCTCGCCGCACCCGCGCCGGTCGTCGTGCTGCCCGACACCACCAAGGGCGTTGACGGCCTGAAGTTCACGCGACGCTGGCTCTGGCGCCCCAGCAACGCGGCGCTTGTGCCGCGGGAGTTTCTCTGCCTCGACGAGAAAAAGATCGGCGCGTATGCGCGGGCGATGAAGGGCAGCGGGGCGATCCCCGGCATCGAGATTTACCACGTCGACGATCCGGTGAGGTAACCCGCGTATGTGGTCCCGGCTCGACGACGAACTGATCGATCACGCGAAAGTATTCGCCGCGGGTGAGGTGATCGGCAAGAACGGCCCGGCGGTCGCCCTCGGGTTCTACGCGGTCGGGTTGATGTGGGCGAACAAACATTTGACGGATGGATTTCTCCCGATGGCTGTGGTTCGTAGCTTCCGACATGTCGATCATCCGGCCTCCGTCGCTGACGCGCTCGTGAAGGCTGGGCTGTGGGACAAGAACGGCGGGAGTGGCTTTCAAATCCACGACTTCGGCCATTTCAATGCCTCGGCCGCCGAGGTCAAAAGGAAGCGACGCGAGGACCGCGCGCGGAAACTCGCGGCGGGGAAATCGTGACGGCACAGCTTATGCCGTCCGAGAATTTTCCGCGTGGAATCCAGACGGAATCCGCGTGGAATCCGTGCGGATTCCAGAGCGCTCGCGCGCGCGTCGGGCGCGGGTGCGCGCGCCCGCGATCCCGTACCAAGCCCGTACCGGGTCCCGCGCCCCGGTACGGCGTCTCGTCGTCCCGTCCGCCTTTGTACAACCAATTAGAGCAGCGCGCTGGCGCGCGCGGTTGCCTTTTTATGCACAAAACGCAGCCGAAAACGCTGGCGAGCACGATCGCGCGGATCGTGCACGGGTTGCTGGCGACGGAACAGTTTGACTCGCTCGCCGACCTGACCGACGCGCTCAAATGGCGCCTGGCCGCGCTGCGTATTCGGTGGACCAACGACGACCTCAACGACGCCTACCGCCTCGTCGCGACCGCGCGCCCACTGCCGTGCCGTCTGCTGCCGCGAAAGATCTCGCACGTCGAACGTGAGCCGGAGAACGTCATCTCGCGCGACGAGGCCGGGGCGATCTTGAACCGACTGGGGATCTTCCTGTGAGGACGTGGGCGCGCGTCGTGGCGCGGTCGACGATGTGCGGGCGCTGCGGACGCGAACTCGTGCAGGGCGATCCGGTGCTCAACATCGACGTGACCGGCCGCGGCGGCAGAGTGCTGCACCGCTGCGACCAGTGCGAAGGCCCGGCGCCGCCCGGCCTGCCGGCGTTCATCGAGCGGACGAATACGATCACACCGACGCCCTTGACGCGGTTCGCGCCGCTGCTGCCGCTCGGCACGCGCCTGGCTGACTTCCGCGCGCGTCAGAGCGGCGAGCGCGAGCCTGGCGAGGACGGCTGATGAAGATCTATCAAGACTCCAGCAACCTCAGCGCGTGTCGCTCGTGCGGCGCGCCGATCGAGTGGGCCGAAACCGCGAAGGGCACGCGGATGCCGTTCAACCCGCCGATCGTCACCGTGCCGGCGCTGATGCCGGTGATCATCGCGGGCCGCCTCGTCGAGGACGTCGACCCGGCGACGGTCTCACACTTCGCGACGTGCAAGGACGCGCAGGATTGGCGGCGGCGATGATGACTGATCTCCAACCGGGCCGCAGCCCATCGGAGTTCTGCGATTGTCGTTCTCGGAACGATACGACGTTCTGCGCGTTGTGCCATCGGCCAAAGCCAACCTCTGCGTTTACCGAGAACGAGATCAAGGACGTGCTGACGGCGCTCTATCAGGACGGTCACGTTGATCTGGTGCTGGCGGATCGTGTCGCGGCGCTCATGCGAGGGCGGGCGTGATCCTCCGGTTCACGGTCTACGGCGAAGCGCAGCCGCAGGGCAGCGCGAAGGCGTTCATCCCGAAAGGCTGGGCGCGGCCGGTGATCACCAGCGACAACCGGTCGCTGCGCTCCTGGCGGCAGCTCGTCGCCGAGGGCGCCAACCAGGCGCTCGGCGCGTTGCCGGCGGTCGAGCGGGCGTTGCTCGTCGAGGGCGTGCGCCTGTCGCTCGCGTTCTACCTGCCGCGGCCCAAAAGTCTGCCGAAGCGCGCAACCGCGCACACCAAGAAACCCGACCTCGACAAACTGGTGCGCAGCTGCTGCGACTCGCTGACCGCGATCGTGTTCCGCGACGACAGCCAGGTCTGCGAGCTCGTGGCGGTAAAGCACTACGCGGCGGACCAGCAGCCGCCGCGGGTGGACATCTGCGTCGAGGCGACGGCGGGGACGGTGCCGCTGGTGCGCGATCAGCCGTTGTTCGCGGGGATGCGGTAACGCGGTGCCGGATGTCTACCGGGACGGCATCGGCGTGCAGCGGTGCGAGGCGTGTTTACGGCCGTGGCCGTGTGGCTGTGTGAAAGGGGAGGCGATGGCGAAGAAGGCGACGAAGTCAACGCGCGTCCACGGGCGCGTCAACACGTTCAAGCCGAACGGCGGGGCGCCGGAGTCGCGCGAGGTCGCGCCGCCGCGTCGCGGCCGCCCGCGTCCGCGCCAGCCGGATCTCCCCGGCACCGAGGATCGCCGCCTCCAGCCGCTGGACGACATCGCCGCGGCGTACGTCGACGTGCGCGACCGGCGCATTGACCTGAACCGCGAAGAGGCCGAGCTCAAGGCCAGCGCGCTCGAGTTGATGCATCGGTTCGACAAGACGATCTACAAGCACGACGGGATCGAGATCCGCCTCGTCGCGGGCGAAGAGGACGTCAAGGTCAAGGTCCGCAAGGCAGCGGACGACCAGGACGACGATGTCGAGATCACCGAGGCGCAGCCGTGACGCCGTACGAACCCCCGCAGGGAATGACGGATCTCGTGCGCATCGTACAAGCGGTCTCGCCGAGCCGCGCGGCCGACCTGCTCGCGCTCACGTTCCAGACCTGCGCGCACGACGCGGTCACGGACTATCTCCGCCTGCACTACGCGGCGCCGGTGCTGCTCGCGGCGTGCAAGGCGGCGCTCGCCACCGCCGAAACCGGCCGCGCGCTCGACTGGGACACGTTATCCGCCGCGGTGGAGCAGGCCGAACGCAGCGAGGTGCCGGTCGCATGACCCGCCGCCGCGTTGCCGTCGCGTCGTCGTGCCCCGACCGGGTGAAGGACGAGGCGATCCTCGTGCCGCGCGGCGAGACGACCTACACGCTCGACTTCGACGACGCGACGATCGAGCTACTCGCGGCCGGCATCTGCCCGGCCGACGTGGCGCGCCGTGCGTGGGAGTGTCTGAGCTGGAAACGCGAACAGCACCGCAACCTGGCGCGCGACCTGCGCCCGTGAAGGAGATTCCATGTACCGCTTTCTGATCACCGACCCGTCGCCGATCCTCCAGGCGTGCACCTACACGCCGTCCGTGCACGCGCCCGGCAAAACGATCTGCACGAGCGAAAACGGCCTCGCGCTCGTCGTCGAACCCGGCGGCCTGGTGCGCGACCTGCGCCCCGGCGAAGACCCTGACTCGCCGTGGTGCTGGGCCGACCAGTGCGGCGACCTGCTCGTCTACCGGCCCGACCCGCCGACGATCGTCGCCTTCCGCATGGTGCTGCCGTGAACGCGGGCTCGGTCATTCTGCTCGGGAGTGTCACCGACAGCGGCGGTGGCGCGCTCGGGCCGCAGCGTCCGGCCGTGCCGCGCGATCCGTTGCCGCCGTACCCCGAGCCCGTGGACTACAAGACCGTGCTCCCGTTCACACCGCCGACCTCTCGCGCCCTGGATTTCTACCGTGGGCAGTTCTGCGGCCTACGGATCCCTGGCGCGCCGACCGTGCCGGGCAGTAACGGCGCCAACCCGTCGTGCATCATGGCGTGCCTGCTCGACAACTATCCGCCAGCGATCCAGCACCAGTTCCTCGCGCAGTACGCCGCGGCCGGCTACACGCACCTGCAACGCTCGCTCGGCCACGCGCTCGGCTACGGCCACTCGATCGATGAATTCATGGCGCTCACGCACACGGCGCAGCGCGAGTACGGCCTCTATGCCGACGTGTGGCTGATCGCGAACGAGTTTCCCGACTTCCACTGGAACGCCGACGCGTCCTACTGGGGGCCGATCCTCGACCCGTACCTCGCGCGGATGGTCGACGCGGGCGCGATCGATTTGTGCTGCCCGTCGTGGCAGATGGACCAGGTCATGAACGGCGCGCCGGGCAACGCGACCATCTCCATCCTCGCGCACGTCGCCAAGCAGCTCCCCGCGCATATTCCGATGTACAGCCACTGGATGAACGAAGCGCTCGCGTGGTGGAAGAAAGTCGGCACCAACCCGAACGGCAGCGACATCGGCGAGGTCTGGTCCGACGAGTACCAGACCATCGAGGTGCACGACCGCTTCAGCTGGTGGTACGCGATGCGCTACTACTTGTCGGGTGGCCATCACCAGGGCAACACGCGCATGCTGTGCAAGGAATATCAGGACCGGCTCTGCGACACGCTCGACTACTTCGGCAACGAGGACGGCCGCGACACCGGCAAGGGCGACATGGGGCAGTCGCTGCGCAGCGGCGAAGCCAAGCCGTTCGGCCTGACCGTGTTCGAGTGCTCGGCGCAGGACCAGTTCGACGACACGCCGGGCAACCCGTACGCGATCAGCGAGCTCGAGGGCGACCAGCGCGGCTACATCCTAACCTGCACAACCTCGCCGTGGGGCCACATGCGCGGGTACGGGAACGGATGCCGTCGCCCCGACGGGACGGCGCTGTGACGGCGCCGCCCTGCGAGACGCGCCAGGTCGCGTATGCCACACACGACGACGCGCTCGAGGCCTGCGAGGCGCAGATGGCCGCGGGGCACGTCGCGCCGGGCTGTCACATCATGCCGGTGCGCTGCAATGTCTGCGGCGCCTGGCATACGCGCCCACAGCAGATCGTCGTTCCTGATGGGCCGGACGCGCGGCGACGGCAGGAGGATCCGCAGTGATGGCGGACGACACCCTGATGGCGTTCGTGACGCTATGGCGGGACACGGCGCATCGCGAGATTCGCCAGGGCCATATCAACTTCGCTGGAGGACTGCTGGCGTGTGCCCACCAACTCCAAGACCTGATCGCCGCTCACCAGCGCGCTCCTGCGGCGTGGCCCGGCTTGATGGCCGGGTTCACGCCCGCCGAGACCGATCGCACCTCGACCAACAGCGGCGACACCGGCGGCCCGTCCTTGGATATTCCGAAAGGCAGCGTGTCCCATGGGACTGATTGAACTCCTGATCTACGTCGTGGTCGTCACCCTGATCGGCTGGCTGGCGATCTGGGTGCTGGGGCAGGTCGCGCCGGGCCATCCGGCGATCATCGACCGGATCATCTGGGTGGTCGTCGTGCTGATCATCGTGCTGGTCCTGGTGCGCGCCTTCGGCCTGGTGGATCCGCAAGTGCCGCGGTTGCGATGACGCACGGCACGCGCCCGACCTACCGCACCGGCTGCCGCTGCACGCCTTGCCGCGCCGCGAACGCGGCCTACTGGCGCGCGTGGCACGCCGCGCACCACACCGGCCGCCCGCGACTCGGGGCGCGCGTCTCGGCCGTCGAAGCCCAGCGGCTGATCCGGCTGCTGCTGATCGAGTGGCGCGCGCAGCGGGGCGCGAAGGGCCTGCTGAGCGCGGCGCTCGGCCTCCGGCGCCATCTGGCGCGCCTTCGGCAGCAAGACCGGGTGACGCTGCGCACGGAACTCAAGATCCGCCAGTTCTACCGCGCGCGCATGCTGGCGAACCCGGACCGGCGCCGCGACAATGTCTCCACGGGTTAGAAAAATGGCCGCCGATCCCCAAGCCCATGCCCCCCGCGGCCCGCTC